ATGATGCGCAATTTAAAAGATAACTGGAGAGATGTTCGTAAATGTTCTATGTTTACTGAATTATCCAACCTCCTTGGTCTTTTTGTTGTTGCTGGTATGTGTGAAGCGTCCACTGTGACATTCCACATTAAAGGATTTAAGGTGTTTGCTCCGAAGATTATGGATAAACACGCAACCGCATTTGATGTTATCGATGCAATTTGCGAGACAACCACTTTCTTTGTTGAGAAAATGTATGTTTGCTATAAGACAAGATCCTTCCTCTCTATTTTTATAGATGATGATGAAGGTATAAAGCTTGATGAGCAATATGCATCACTTGAACGCCAATGGAAACTCGTGCAGTGTGGAAACCTTGAATCGATCGAAGGTGTATCGGTTCAACAATTTTCTGGTAATATGGAAGATTATTGTAACAAGGTTAAGATTATGCTTAAAACAATGCAAGGTATGGAAAAACGAATCCTTCAGGGAAAATATTCCAAAATTCTGCAAATGGTGAACGATTATGTCGTCCTACAGCAGAGCGCTGGAGTTAGAGAAGCTCCCTTCGCTATTGAACTCTTCGGAGAAAGTAGCCAAGGTAAAACAACTTTTGGTGATCAATTAACTGATGCTTTATTAGCAGCCGGTGGATATGATTACGCGGACAAAACGTTGAGAGCACCATATAACCCTGAGGAAGAATTCATGTCAACTTGGTCTTCGAATAAGTTGGTCATGCAATTAGATGATTTGTGTAATACGAAAAGCAATTTCGTATCACGACCACCCACTCAAGCGATTATTGATGTGTGTAACAACCAACCCTTTGTTGCCAATATGGGTGACTTAGACAAGAAAGGCAAAGTACTTGTACAGCCAAAGGTTGTTGTCGTAAGCACGAACAAAAAGGACTTAGATGCAGCACTGTATTCTAATTGTCCTTATTCCATACAACGCCGCATGCACGTAGTAGTTACTGTGCAAGCTAAACCGGAATTTCAGTACCAAGTAGATGGTGAGACACAAGGATTGGACTCATCTAAAGTTTTTGAACACAATGAACGTTTGAAGGCCCAAGGTCGCGAACCACAATTCGACGATATTTGGTCTTTAACTGCGGAAGTTGCAGTCAAACCGACCCGTTCGAATGAAACTACTAGTGCTACATGCAACCCTCAAAAACGAAGAGGGAATGATGATGGATTACCGAGTCAAGCATACAAAAATGTCGATCCTATGACGACAGTGGCGAAATATAGACCACTCTTTTACACTAATTCTTATGGTGTGACAGTTCCAATGGTTGGGGTGAGTATCAAAACTATGATACCTTTCCTCACGGAACTATTTTTAAAACATGAGCGCAATCAGCTCGCTATTGTTGAGGCAAAACGGAAACGTAGTGACTTGATTTTATGCGGAGTTGATGGCTGCACATGCGTGAGAGGATATTGTCACAAACATCCAGAGGAAGAGGAAGATAGCGATGATCTAATCTTGCATGAGCAAGACGGTTATGAATTTGGAAACATTTTATATGCTGGTATGGACAAGTTGTGGGCAGTTACAGGTGTTAAAGCGAAGTTACAAATGCAAGTTTTTGGAAC